ACACTGGGGCAGGAGGTGTTTTATCAAATTTTACAGGTAATTTTATTTTTGAAAATCGTGCCGATGATAGTGATATTGTTTTTCAATGTGATGATGGATCTGGTGGAGTTACTGAATACTTTAGACTAGATGGTGGTACTGTAAAATCAATTTTTAGTAAACCTGTTCAATTTATTGATAGTACAAAACTTTTTATAGGTTCTTCAAATGACTTAGAAATATTTCACGATGGTTCAAATACTTATTTAGAAAATTATACAGGAGATTTTATTTTTACTCAAGCACTTGATGATGGTGATATGATATTTAAATGTGATAATGGAAGTGGGGGTACTACACCTTATTTAACATTAGATGGAAGTGATGTAAGAATAAACGTAAACGCAACTAATGGTATGCAGTTTATGGATAATATACAAGCTAAATTTGGTACTAGTGGTGATTTTAAAATTAGCCACGATGGAAGCGATACTTATATACAAAATGTAACAAGTCATCTTGTCATAGAAAACCAAGCAGATGATAAAGATATTATGTTTAGAAGTGATGACGGTAGTGGTGGAATAGCAGAATATTTTAGATTAGATGGTAGTGCTACAAATGTTGTATTTAGTAAAGATTTACTTGTAAACACGACAGGTGGTTATTTTGAAGTAGATGTTTCTGATAATTCTCTAAAACACGCTGACAATACGAAAGCAAAGTATGGCACAGGTAATGATTTAGAAATATACCACGATGGCAGTAATAGTTTTATAAGAAATCTTAACACTAATTTAATTATAAAAAATGATTTTGACGATGGTGATATAATATTTGAATCAGATGACGGCTCAGGTAATATTGCTGAATACTTTAGGTTAGATGGTGGTAATGTAAATATGATTACAAGCGTTAATAACGTATTTGTTGATAACAAAAGAGTTGCCTTTGGTGATAGTGCTGATTTAGCTATTTATCATAACGGAACAACAAATAATATTGAATCTATAAACGGTAAGTTAAGATTAATACAAACAGAAGATGATGGTGATATTTCGTTTGAATCGGATGATGGCAGTGGTGGTATTACACCTTATTTAACATTAGATGGTAATAATGTGCTAAATAAATTCCATCAAAACCTATACTTATTAGATAATGTTGGTTTAAAAATAGGTAACAGCTTTGATTTAGATATAAAACACGATGGTAGCGATAGTTATATACAAAATGCTACTGGCCATTTATATATAAAAAATAGTACTGATGATAAAGATATTATCTTCCAATGTGATGATGGAAGTGGAGGTACAACTACATATTTTTTCTTAGATGGTAGTATTCAAGCAAACAGATTTCAACAAAATGTTCTATTTGACGATAACATAAAAGCCTTATTTGGTGGTGGCTCTGGTGATTTACAAATATATCACGATGGTAGTAATTCTTTTATAGCAAACACAACTGGAGTTTTAACGGTATCTAATACAGGTGGTGCTGTTACTGTTGACGCAGGTGGAGATGTTAATTTAGATGCAGGTGGAAATGACATAGTTTTAAAAGGTTCTGGTAGTGAATTTGGTAGATTAACTAATAGTTCTCAAAATTTTATTATCAAAAATACAAATGCCGATAAAGATATTATTTTACAAGCTGATAATGGTAGTGGTGGCGTAGCTGAATATTTTAGAGTTGATGGTGGTAATGAACACGTTGTATATAGTAAACCAGTAATAATTTCAGACAATCTTTCTTTAAAATTTGGAGACGGTACCGATTTAGTAATTCAACATAATCAAAGTGCTTCATTAAATCAAATTGACAATAATAATTTTGACCTTTATATTCAACAAAACGCTGCTGATAAAGATATTATATTTAGAGCTGATGATGGATCTGGTGGATTAGCAGAATATTTTAAGTTAGATGGCTCTGCTGTATTTACTAGATTTAGTAAAGATGCTAGATTTTCTGACAATGTAAGAGCTGAGTTTGGTGATTCAGGAGATTTAGATATTTATCACGATGCAACAGATTCTTTTATTGAAAGTAATACAGGTAATTTAAATATTGTAAATTATAATGATGATAAAGATATAATCTTTAAGTCTGATGATGGGAGTGGTGGTGTTACTGAATATTTTAGATTAGATGGAAGTTTAGCAGATGGTAACTATACATATACTACACGAAATGATGGAGGCGTTATTACTTTTGGTAATAGTTTAGATTTAAGGATTTGGAGAGATCCAATAGTAAATGATAGTTATATTAGAAATTATACTGATGATTTAATTATAGAAACTGTAGCTGATGATAAAGATATAATATTTAATTGTGATGATGGCTCTGGTGGAGTAACTGAATACTTAAGATTAGATGGTAGCGAAAAACAAATTAAGTTTTCTGAAGATGCTGTTTTTGCAGATAGCAAAAGGCTTATGTTTGGTGCAGGTGGAGATTTACAAATACTGCATAACGCAACTGATAGCTCAATAACAAATACTACAGGAGATTTAGAAATAATACAAAACGCTGATAATAAAGATATTATTTTAAAATGCGATAATGGAAGTGGAGGTAATACACCTTATTTAACATTAGATGGTAGTAATGAAAGATTACAAGTAGATGCGCCTAACGGTATGCTATTTTCTGATAATATTCAAGCTAAATTTGGAACAAGTGGCGATTTAAAAATACATCACGATGGTAGTAATTCTTTTATATCTGATACAGGTACAGGTGATTTGAGAATACTTGGTAGTGTAGTTAGGTTAAAATCAGCAGGAGATGAAAATATGATTGTTGCAGTTGAAAATGCAGGTGTAACATTATATCACAATGCATTGGCTAAACTTGTAACTACAAGTAGTGGAGTAGAAGTAACAGGCTTTACTGATGGTTCACTTGCTGATACAGGAGCTGGTTATAATGATGGTGTTGCAAGGTTTGTAAATTCAACAACGGCAACAAGTGGTGGTGCAGCAGTAATGAACGTAAGGAACAATTATGGTGCTGGTTTTGGTGGTTTAATAAAATTTTGGCGTACAAGCACAAGTTCTAGTGTAGGTAACATTTCATTTAATTCAGATGGTTCAGCAGTAAATTACAATACAACATCTGATTATAGATTAAAAGAAGACTTACAAGATTTTGTTGGAATTGATTTAATTCAGCAAATAAAAGTATATGATTACAAATGGATTGATTATGAATCAAGAAGTTATGGAGTATTGGCTCACGAGTTGCAAGAAGTTTTACCTGGTGCAGTAAGTGGTGAAAAAGATGATGAAGAAATGCAAGGTGTTGACTATTCAAAAGTTGTGCCTGTTTTAATAAAAGCAATACAAGAATTAAAAGCTGAAATAGAATTACTAAAAAAGTAGTATATTTAAAATAAAAAAAATTATGAAAAAAATTAGTAAAGAAGAATTAAACTACATCAAAGAAATTTTATCAAGTATTGCATACAACGACCAAAAGATAGGTTTCAAGAATAGAAAAATACAAGTTTTGGATGCTGAAATAAAACAATTATATCAAGACACATTTCAGTTAGAAGCAGATCAAAAAAAACATATTGAGAAGCTTGAAGAAAAATATGGTAAGGTAATTATTAATTTAGAAGATGGAAGTATAACAAAAGATGAAAAACAAGATTAGCGAAGATACAAACGTAACATTAGATTTAAAAACTATTGGTATTATTATTGGTGGGGTAGTAGCCATTGCAACAACATACTTAACTTTGCAAAGTAGCGTAGCATCAAACACAAATGATATTGAAAATTTAAAAACTGATGGCGTTTCTAGTGTTGAGTTTCAATACAAAGACGAATTAGTGCGATCTACAATAAAGCGTATTGAAGAAAAGCAAGAAACAATGAGTGATGATGTCAAAGAAGTAAAACAACAACTTGACAAAATTGACGAAAGGTTGTATCAAATAAGTAAAAACAGATGAGATTATGTGTAATTACGATTGCCCTTTTTGTATCGGTTGCGACTTTGGCACAAACTGAATCAATTTCGATTGTTCAGTACACTGCTAGTTTTGCACAAGAAATATCTTTAGATGACTACAAAGATTATAATGTAGAAACTTTCTATATGTCAAAATCACAAAAAATATTTGACAAAAACAAAATTCAGTACTTGCCAACTGTTATATTATATAATGATGGTGTTGAGGAATTAAGAATAGAGGGAAATATAACTTTGAAGTTACCAGAAGATTGGAGGCAATTAATAAACAAACATATCGACTTATTATTGGAGCAGCGCTTCTAAGTACGTTTACATTTGCACAAATTGAAAAAGATAAACAATTACATTTTGCAGCAGGAATAGCAACTGGGTATGTTGGTGAAAAATTATTTGACACACCACAAGCTCCTATTATTAGTGCCTTTGCTGTTGGTTTAGGTAAAGAAATATACGATGAAATAAGTTATGGTGGTTTTGATGACTTTGATTTATTTGCAACTACTCTGGGTGGTATTGTTATATATTTAACAAACAAACCAAAAAAAAATAAAATAAATAATAAAATATTATATGCAAAAACTGATTACACTTTTTATGATACTTATTACGAGCTTGACTTATACACAAGTTATAACACAAGACAAGCTAAAGAAAGTAAGAAAAAATAACATATTTAAAAAAGTATTTAAGTACTCTACATTTTATGGTGCATATAGTCAAACAAATTCAATACAAGCACCACAAACATTTATTGTAACACAAGACAATGAGCTTATAGAAACTACTAGGCGTTATCCGTCAGATATGATGATGACTTACGGATGGCGTAAATTAGCACATTTTCAGTACGAAGATCGTGATAAATTTTATGATGGTGATGAAAAAAATGCAAGTGTTAAATCAAGTATTGGTGCTTACAAAGGTTTAGAATATCTCGTGGAATATTCACGTGGTAGGCAACAAGGCCGTGAGTTTAAGAATCAAGAAATATTTTTACGCTATCTTGCAAACTATTGGTTAATAAAAGGTGAGTATCAAAAAAATGAGCTAGTCGATATAGATTACAAAAGTGCTGAAATAAGGTTGCGTTTACCGATCGGCAAAAAATTTAGTTTTAGTGCTGGTGCAATATATCGTACATACGAAAAAGCATATGGGCATAACCCTGTACAAAAATATTTAGAGGACAATCCTTGGTGGGTTTTAGCATATGATTATGCTGGGCATACTGATAGTTTATATGAAATGGTTGACGTGTTTACTGGTGAAAGTATGGGATATGATTACCAGTGGTTTAATCAACAGGGGCAGCTAATCGCAGCTAGTGATACTGATTATCGTACAGGGGTTTTTCAAAATGTTGTTAACAGATATAATCGTGAACAACTTTCAATGATTGGTGGTTTTGCAGATCTTGCGCCAGTTGTTGGTGTAGATTTTTATCACTATAAAAGAAATTTTTGGTTACATTTGTACGGAAGTGCAATGAGCAAACATCAACTAATAAGTGGTGATAATAAATATTCTTATGGTAATTATGTAGATGGTGAATGGATAGATTACTCGGCTGGTGGTGTGTTTGGTTTTAAATTTGGAAAGTTTGGTGTTTTTAGCGAACTTACGTTGCAAAGATACTGGGATAGAAACATTAAAGAAATGAAAGTAGGTATAAATTTTAAAATATAATTATGTGGAAACTAACAAAAAAATATTTTTATGACTTGTGGGTTTTTATGTGGGGTCTAACAACAATAGATGAAAGAGCAAAAAAAACAAGTAAAGAAATAAAACGTAGAGCAAAAAATGTAAAAAAAGAACTTCAAGATGTTGGAAAAGCAGTTAAAGAGGTTGGTAATCAAATGGGTGATATAGATGATGCAATAAGAGGTAAAAAAAGAAAGGGTAGAAAAAATGGAAAAAATAAGTAAAAATATTTCATATAACGAAGCAGTATATAGTGCAACTGCAAAGCGCAAGGGCATAGACAACAAACCAACAAAAAAACAAGTTGAAAATATGCAGATTATAGCTGAAAAAGTTTTTGAACCATTAAGAGAATGGGTTGGTGGGCCGATTAAAATAAATAGTTTTTTTAGAAATAAAGATACAAATCAAGCCGTTGGTGGTAGCAGTACCTCTATGCACTGCAAAGGTTTGGCCATTGATCTTGATGACATATATGGTTATAAAACAAACGCTGAAATGTTTTATTATATATGCGAAAACCTTGAGTTTGATGTTGCTATATGGGAATTTGGCGATGATGAAAACCCTAGCTGGATACACGTAAGCTATCGACCAGATGCAAACAGGGGTAAAATTTTAAAGGCAGTAAAAGAAAAAGGCAAAACTAAATACTTATATTTTAAAATATGAGCAAAAAAAAGTTTTCACAAACTAAAGTTGGCAAATTTTTATTAGACAAGGGCAGTAATTTATTTAATGTTGTGGGTGATGTACTGCCAGACAATGGTGTTTTAGGCGTTGTAAAGAATTTAATTGACAAAGACAATACAATGCCCCAACAAGACAAGGAAAAGGCCTTAGAGCTAATAAAACAAGATCAAATTGAAATGCAAGAGATTACTAAAAGATGGGTGGCTGATGCTTCTGCTGGTTGGTTACAAGCAAATGTAAGGCCATTAACACTTATTTTTTTTAGTGTTGCTTATGTTGTAGGTTGGTATTTAGATTATCCACTTGAAAGTATTACAGGTTTATTAAGTTTAATTGTTGGTGCTTACTTTGGATCTCGTGGTGTAGAAAAAGTAATGGGAAATAACAAACACAAATAATGCCTCGCAAAGCAATAGTAAACATATATAAAAGTAAATCAAGAAAACGTAAAGGCATTCATTCCAAAACAAAAAGCAGTAAATTAAAAGGCAGTAAAAATTATTTTAAAAGATATAATTCACAAGGTAGATAATATATCTTATAAGTATTATATATATATAAGTAATTTATATAGTAGTACTTATATATTAATATAATAAAATTTTTTGAATGGCCAAAAGAAAACAATTAATAAAAAAATTAGATGCTGTTTTTTCAGAATATATAAGAAGAAGATATGCTAAAAATAATATAGCAGAATGCTTTACTTGTGGAAAAAAAGATCACTGGAAGAGATTACAATGTGGGCACTTTCAAAGTCGCAAACACTACGCAACAAGATGGAATGAAGATAACTGCCAGGTACAATGTGTTGGCTGTAATGTTTTTAAAAGTGGTGAGCAGTATAAGTTTGGCATAAATTTAGGTGAAAAAAAAGCAAAAAAACTTTTTAAGTTGGCACGTGAAACAAAAAAAATTGCTAACTTTGAACTGCTTGAAATGATTGAGCATTATAAGAATTTAAACGCATCCCTCACTTCTTCATAGAGGGGTTTATTTATGTTTTATTTAGGAAAGGGGGCAGTTGATCTGCCCTTTTTTTTGTGAAATTCAAATATTTTTATTATTTTAGCTATATAAATAAATAAATAACATAAATAAAATGCCAAAATTAATAGAATTAAAATCAGTTGGTTGCCATATTGATATTACAGGTACGATTTATCCTACCTTTAAAAATGGTAAACCAGATTTTAAAAACCCAACCCCTTTAAAAGAATGTAGTCAAGAATGGTTTGACCAGTTAGAGGGCGCTGATAAATGGTGTGTTAGATTTTTGACACCTAACTTTTATGAATAAACGTAAATATAAACAAAAAATGAAAGCATTAGCAATATCCTATTTAGGTTTAATATTAATAATTGCTTATATAATACTTACAAAATGAAACAACCACTTACATATGAAGTAGAATATTGGTTTTTGAATATGCACCCAATAGAAAGCTACGATTTTAGGATACAAAAAGTAATAGCAACAACACCTGAAGAGGCATTGAAAGCTATAAAAAAATCTGCACCAAAAGGATCAAAGGGTTTTAAAATAGTGAACTATGACAGGTAGTGCAGATCTTTTAAGACTAAGAGATGCTGAAATTGAAGCCCTTAGAAAAAGAAATAAACAATTAGAAGAAAATAATAAAAAATTAAAAAAAATAATTTATGATTTACAAAGCAATATTAAAAAGCATAGAGGCTAAAGAAAGCTGGGATAATAATGGTGATAAATGGACTAAATATGTATTTACATTTGACAACGGCCACGCACCTTTTGTTTTTAGAACTGATGAGTTGAACTATAAAAAAGGATCTGAATTAGAATATGATCTAGACAAAAATAACAACAAAGCAAGAATATTAACAAAAAACCCTAAACAAAATCAAACAGAGGTTTCATATACAACTACTAAAGATGATGTACAAAAATATATTATTAGACAAAGTAGTATGAATCGTGCAACAGATCTTTATCAAGGGCAGTTGTTTGACTGGGAAAAAGAAGAAAATAGAAATAAATTAATTACATTAGCAAGAGAAATAGAAAAATACGTACACAATGGTTAAAATACACGTACAAAATATGACAAGTGAAAGTGGTAACCCTATTGCAAACCAATTTGAAATAAGAACAAAGAAGGGTGTTTATTTTCAAAGTTATGATTCTATAATTGTATTTATTAATAATAAAAGGCAAGTGTTTTTAGACACCTATTGTTGGGACTATTCAAATACAACAGGTAAATATAGAAACCAATTTTTAGGCGAAAACATAAAAGAAACACGTAAAAAAATAAAAAGTAAAGAATATAAATTAAAAGATTTAAACAATGGATAATAAAATAAAATTTATAAGTGGCTTGTACCCAAAGCCTGCAAAAGTTGAATGGGTAAAAAGTGATGTTTCAGTAAACATAGAATTATTAATTGAAGAACTTAATAAGCTAAAACCAAAAGCAATAAAAGGCTTTATTAATCTTTCTTTGTGTGAGAGCAAAGCTGGTAAGCAATATTTTAAATTAAACGATTATAAGCCAAAAGAAGTAACAGCTTCAGAACATAGCCCAGATCGTGATGATTTGCCATTTTAAAATAATTTTTTAAATTAGTGATATGCCAATAAGCAACGAGATCTTTGAAACTTATCGAATGCAAGAGAGGTTACGAAAACAAACTGATGCAATTAAATATTTAGCTAATCAAGGTTTTACAATATTAGATACGAAAGGTAACATAATAAATAAACATAACATAAATGAGCAAAATAAACCAAAATGGAACTACCAAAAAAAATAGGCCATCAATAAAGCAAAAATTAAAATACATTCAAAATAGATTACAGTGGTACGATTTATTTACTGACTATATATATAATTATAACAGAACTGTATGGAACAATGCTACTGAATTTGCAGATGAAATGATGGAAGATGCTGATTAATTATGATGATCAAATTGACAAATTAATAAAAGTCCGAAAGGGTGAAACACAAGAGGGCTTTAAATTAGATATACCACAGATTGATGAGTATTTTAGATTTAAAAAAGCAAACTTTAATTTAATATTAGGCCACGCCAACGCAGGTAAAACAACTATAACTTTGTATTTAATGTTGTTATATACTGTTGCACATAAATTTAGATGGTTAGTGTTTTCAAGTGAGAACGATCCTCACACAATGATAAAAAAGTTAATTGAGTTTATGGAAGCAAAACCCATAAATTTAATTACGGAAAAAAAATTTAACGAACACGCAAAATTTATTTATAAGCATTTTAAATTTGTTGAGGCACAAGAATTATATACATACAAAGAATTAATTAAATTAGGTACGGCAGTAAAAAAGGCTTGGTCGTATGAAGGCTTTTTGATTGATCCCTATAATTCACTAGCAATAGATCGTGATACGCTAAGAGGTATTAACAAACACGACTACGATTATCAAGCAACAACAGAAATGCGTAATTTTTGTAAAAAGCAAAATGTATCTATATGGCTAACAACCCACGCAGCTACAAATGCCCTTAGAATAAAACACCCAAACGGACACGAATACCAAGGCCACCCAATACCACCATTGGCAGCAGATGTTGAGGGTGGTGGAAAGTTTGTAAATCGTGCTGATGATTTTATTGTTATTCATCGCTATACGCAACACCCCACTGAATGGATGAATTTACAGATACATATACGCAAAGTAAAAGACAATGATACAGGGGGCAGACCCACACCAATTGACACCCCTATTATACTTAAAAGCATAAAAAACAACGTTGGTTTTGAAATTAATGGAAAAAAAACAGTACTTTTATCTTTATTGGAAAGAATTAAAGCACCGTTTTGAATGTCTTACAGAAACTAACCGACAAACATAAAGACTGGATAGCTATTGTTAAATCATTTGGAGTTGATGATTACGCAGAGGATCTTGTGCAAGAAATGTACTTGCGAGTTATTAAATATTTACGCAATGGTAAAGACTTGTCTTATGGTGACGACATTAATTACTATTATATTTATATGATGCTTAGACATATGACAACAAATCTGCAGATAAAAAAGTCAAAATTTAATGTTATAAGTATAGAAAATTATATAAATAGGATCGGTAAACAAACGCCAATTGATTATAATATAGAAGAAAAATATAAATTAGTAATAAAAAAATTAAATGAGTTACACTGGTACGACAAGCAAGTGTATGAAATTATTGAGGGAGGCACAAGCATAAAAGAGCTATCAGAAAAAAGCCACATAAGTTATTATAGTTTATATAGAACATACAATAAAGTAAAAAAAATATTAAAACAAATATTATGAGGTTAGGTGATTTAGTATATTATATAACAAAGTACACAGGCATTAGGTATGTATGGAAAAAAATATATCCAGATTGCAACTGTGATAAACGCAGAGAAAAATGGAACAAGATAAAGCTTTAGATAAAAAAACCTGGCAAGAGGTACACGCAAGAATTAACAGCGAAATAACGCTAGAAGATTTTAAAATAATGTGTGAGCTACACGCTAAATATTTGAATCACAAATATACCGAGCCAAATTTTTGTAGCTGCAACAACAAAGAGATTAAAAGATGGATACAACAAGTGAATAATTGTCTGAGATAAAAAATATACATAAATTTGAGAAAGCCGTATGTGCTATTTTAAATCTTGATGGCTGGAATGTGCAGTGGTCTGGTGCAAAATATGAACATTATGACGCAAAAGGTTTTACACCAAAGGGCTACCCGTGTGTTATTGAAATGAAATTCAGAAAAGATTATTATAAAAATAAATTATTAGAAAAATATAAGTACGACAAGCTAATGGAAATGGACAAAGATATAGTAAAGCTTTATTTTGTAAACGATCCTAACGGAAACTATTTTTTTTGGCTGAATAATTTAGAATTAAAAGAAACAAAAGATTTCTGGTGCCCAGAAACTTCCTTTTGGAATAGCAAAAAAGTTAAAAAGAAATGCTATTTATTAAAAGAAAATCAAGCAGTAATTAAAAACATAAATAAATGAACATAGATCAAAGAGTATATTATGAATCACAATTTAATTTAATTGGCCACACTTTATGCAAATATTTTGAAAAATTAAATGCAGATGATCCTAGAAGAAAACAGCTAGGCTCAATGATGAGGTGTCTTACAAATATGTACACTTTCACCAATACGCTGATGATAGATGATATGTATAAAACAAAAAAACTACAAAAATTAATTAATGATTATAATAAAGACACACAACAATTAAATAATAAAATTAATGAACTCAATACAATTATTAGATTCCACAACCTGGAACAAAGCAGATTTGCTGAAAGAAATGATGAGCGATGATTTTTACTACAACTATTTAGGCAAAGCAGCACTAAGCAGCTCTATTGTCAAGAAATTATTGAAAAGCCCTAAAAGTTATTATTACACTATGAAGTACGGCAACCCTATGACATCGGCATTAAGAATGGGTAGGCTTTTGCATCAATCAATATTAGAGCCACACCTATTTGAAAAATACACTTTTGTAGAATGCAAATCAAGAACGGCTAAAGTATTTAGAGATACCATAAAAGAAAACGAAGGCAAAGAACACACAATATTTACTGCCAAAGAAAAATCAGAAACTGAAAGACTGCAAGATGCGTTGCTAAAAAACGAATCAGCACTAAGATTGATGGGTGATTCAGAGTTTGAAGTTCCAGCAATTGATATGATTAAGGGCATTCCTTTTCGTGGTAAGGCTGATATAATAGCTGAAAATAAAATGGTAGATATAAAAACCACTTCTTCGATCGATAACTTTGTGAATAAAAGATCACAGTTTAGCGCATATGCTTTTGATTACGACATACAAGTTTACATTTATTGTGAGCTTTTTGGCAGACCATATAATCAGTTTAAATTTCTTGTGATAGACAAACAAACACTTGACATCGGTATATTTGGAGTAAGCGAAGAATTTTATTTAAGTGGAATGCAAAAAACATTTCAAGCAATAGAAAGGTACAAACAATTTTTTAACACTGATAACGAAATAGATTTAAATAGTTACACAATAAACGGAATATTATGATAGTAGATATTAGCAAAGTAAAATACAACTCAAAAAACCCTAGAATAATTAAAGATTATAAGTTTAAAAAGCTGGTAAAAAGCCTGAAAGATTTTCCTGAAATGCTAGAAAAAAGACCAATTGTAGTAGATGAGGATATGATTGTGCTTGGTGGTAATATGAGATTAAAGGCTTGCCACGCAGCAGGTTTTTCAACAGTTCATATTTTAGTAGCAGAGGGCTGGACTGATGAACAAAAAGATGAATTTATAATTAAAGATAATAGCAGCTTTGGTGAATGGGACTGGGATATTTTAGCAAACGAATGGAACCCAAGCCAAATAAACGACTGGGGCTTAGATCTGCCAAAGGTATATTTTGAAGATGAGGAAGAGCCACAGCTTGACAAAGATATATTTGATCACGAGTTGGATACATATATCAACGCAAAAATAAAGCAGATTACTTTATATTTTAATTCTGATGAATATGAAAAGGCTATAGAAGATTTAGAAAAAATCAGAGATAAAGAAAATCTGACTGACAACACGCAAGTATTTAAATTTTTGATAAAGAAATATGGACTATAAAATTGCCATACCCTCTTATAAAAGATCTGAAACAATTAAAAACAAAACTTTAAAATTGTTAAATGATTATGGCATAGACAAAAAACGCATTACAATATTTGTGGCAAATAAAGAAGAAGAAACAATTTATAAAAACAGTTTACAAGATGAATATAAAATAGTAGTAGGCGTGCCAACAATTGGAAAGCAAAGGAACTATATAGAAAAATATTATGAGGAAGATGTGTTATTAATGATGTTTGATGATGACTTAGATGGTATTTATAGAAAAAATAAAAAAAAATTAGATGCTGTAGATGATTTAGAAGAAGAATTTATTTTTAAGGGTTTTAATTATTGTTTAAAATATAATGTAAATATTTTTGGTTTATATGCAGCAGCAAACCCTTTTTTTATGAAAAGAAAAATCTATACAAAACTATGTTATATACCTGGAGGTGTTTTTGGAATTAAAGTAAAGCACGATCCTTTTTTAGAAAGGGTTACAAATCACGGTGAAGATTATGAATACAGCATTAGACAATACATAAAAAACAAAGCATTAATACGATTTGATTATTTAACAATAAAGTCAAAATTTTTTAAAGAACAGGGTGGCTTACAAACAATAAGAACAAAAAAATACATATATGATTCAATTTATCAAATACAAAGTATGTTTCCACAATTTTGTAAAATGTATATTAGAAAATCAACAGGCAACGCAGAATTAAGGTTAAAAGATATGAGATGAAAAGAATAGACGTAGAAAGAAAAGAAATAAATAAAAAAGATTATATTAGAAGAACTGCTAGATTAAGTGATGTGTCAAGGCATATTAAAGAGGATGCAATTGTATATCATAATGGAAAGCCGATATTATTATACAAAGTATTATCAACACCACCAAAAGATGTTAGATGGGCAGTAAAAAATATTAAGTATTCAACAGGCAAAAGAACACACGGACTAGTAAACACAAGTGCGGTTTTTGGATATAGCCCAAGACAAGAAAACAAACACGACTATTGCACCTCATCAGCTATGGGATATAATACACCAAAGCAACACTACATAATTAGCAACTTTGCCAAACAAATACAAAAATATTATAAAGACTACTTTCACGAAACATATAAACAACATAAAGAAAAAGTAAAAGAAAAAGTAAAAGATCAATGGGTAATAAAAGATACAGTATTCACAAGTGGCATAGTAAATAAAAACAATCAACTTAAATACCATTTTGATAGTGGTAATTTTAAAAACGTATATAGCAATATGCTTGTATTTAAAAGTGATGTAATGGGTGGGCATTTAGTTATACCAGAAATAGATATATCATTAGAGGTTGCCGACAACAGCGTTACTATATTTGATGGTCAAGATTTATTGCACGGAGTTAGCCCAATTGATTATAACAACTCAAAGGCATATAGATATAGTATTGTTTATTATTCTTTAGAACGTATGTGGCAGTGTATGACAATTGAAGAAGAAGTAGATAGAATCAGAGAAAAGAAAATGATACGAGAACAAAACAGATTGAAGCCAGAACACCTTGATACTCTGCGACAAAGAAAAAAAGAAGCCAAAGATTATAAAGATAAAATAGAAGATGAACAAAAGTGAACATATAAAAAAGGCACTAATTGAAGCATTAGAAAAATCATTAGGCATTGTAACTACTGCGTGTAAACAAGTGGGCATTGGTAGAACTACCTTTTATAATTATTACAATGATGATTTGGAATTTAAAGCACAAGTAGATGATATAGCTAATATGAGTTTGGACTTTGCCGAAAGCAAACTACTAGAGCAAATTAAAGACAACTCAACAGCAGCCACTATATTTTATTTAAAAACAAAAGGCAAGAAAAGAGGCTATGTGGAAAGACAAGAGATTACTGGTGCTGATGGTGTGCCAACAAATGTAAAAATAGAAATAATTAAAAATGCAGATAAGCCTAAAAACTAATATTGTATTTGAACATTTAGTAAACAGCAAAAAAAAAATAATAGTCAATCAAGGTGGAACCAGATCAGGAAAAACATTTAATATTATTTTATATATTATTTTTTATTATTGTCTTAATAACTCTGGTAAGACTATCACAATTTGTCGTAAGACTTACCCAGCATTAAGAGCAACGGTACTTAGAGATTTTATAAACATATTGCGTGAGCATAATTTATACAACGAAGATAACCACAACAAATCAAGCAGCGAGTATAATCTTTTTGGAAACCTAATTGAATTTATATCATTAGATCAGCCTGTAAAAGTACGAGGAAGAAAGCGTGATTTATTATTTATAAACGAAGCTAACGAATTATACTGGGAAGATTGGCAGCAATTGTTATTTAGAACAAGCGAAAAGATAATACTTGATTATAACCCAAGTGAAGAATATCACTGGATATACGACAAAATAATACCACGAGAAGATACAGACTTTTTAAAAACCACATACAAAGACAACCCCTTTTTAGAACAATCATTAGTTGAAGAAATAGAAAGGCTACAATACACCGATGAACAATACTGGCAAATATATGGGCTGGGTGAAAAGGGAATAAGCAAAGCCACAATATTTAATTACGTGGAATGTAATCTGATACCAGAAGATGCCGAGTTTGTTTCTATGGGTATGGACTTTGGCTTTACAAACGATCCCACGGCATTAGTATCGGTATGGAAGAAAGAATCAAACCTATATATAAAAGAATTATTATACAGAACAATGATGACAACAGGCGACATACATAGTTATTTTAAACAAACAATAACAAAAGAATTAATATATGCCGATAGTAGTGAGCCACGAATAATTGAAGAATTAAGGCGTATGGGCTGGAAGATCCGTGCTAGTTTAAAAGGCAGAGATAGCGTAAACGCAGGTATTGATTTATTGAAAAGGTTTAAAATTCATATACACAAAGATAGTACCAATGCGATTCAGGAGTTCAGGAACTATAAATGGAAAGAGGATAAAACAGGTAAGCTAACCAACACGCCAGAAGATAAAAACAATCACATAACAGATGCAGTACGATATGCAACCTACTCAATATTAAGCAAACCAAACTTTGGAAAATATGCTATTAGGTAATTTGCTTTATTTTTATTATTTTAGTGTTAATAAATAAACATAATATGAAATTATCTAACAGACAAATACAAATAGTAGAGGATGAGTTTGCCCTTAAAAGAGTGTTCGAACCATCGTTTAGACAATATAGCAGAAGATTATCAAACCATTATAAAATTGATTTATGGATTACATTTCAAGATGGTGAATTTATTAAGGCTGATCAAAATGGCTGGTAAAATTTGGAAGATCCAAAAATATTTATTATTTTTATGTTATAAATAAATATAAATAAAATGGAAAATAAATTTGAAATTGTCGGCTATCATCTTGATTTTTATTGTGGTCATAAATTTATGGGATCGATAAAAACCGAAAAACCAGAAGATGATTTATATGGTTATTACAGCAGAAAAAAATATGTTTGTGATAAAGATATAAAGCTTGGTAAAAAAACTATTAGAAAAGGTATTGAATATTACACTGAGGTTATACCATTGATGGGTAAGTTCCAAGGAACGCAAGAAGAAAAAATACAGCATATGCTTCAATCAAAAGTTAGCTATGGCATTTAATAAATATCAATTCATAGAAGAACTACGAGAGCATCTTGCTGATGAGTTTGGCTGCCCACATTGTGCTGAAGAAAAAGGCGAGAAATATCAAGAGCCAGATCAAGAAAAAGTTTACGAATATATAAACGAATACTGCGCTAATTATACAATATATTATTACAAGTGTTGGGATATATGTAAAGAATTATCTGCACATAATTTTTATATAGATGAGATTGGCATAAATGCAAAAGATATTACCGAACTAGCCTTTTGGTCATTGAGATTTTTTATTGATGAACAAATGGGCGTGTATAACCCAAAACCTAAAGAATGCCAAAAAGAAACAAAATAATACACCCAGCTTTAAAAGACGGTTGGGACAAGTTGTCGAGAGAACAACAAGTACAAGAAATGCTTTACTGGAAACAAAAAAGGTAAAGTAGTTTTTTCATTATATGTTTAGTTTAATTAAGGGTGGTTGTGAGACTGCCCTTTTTTTTTATAAATTAGTAAATAAAATTGTTATATAATTATGAGAATTAAAATCAATATACCAGACAGCTTACACGATATAACGCTTGGTCAGTATCAAGATTATTTAGAGGCACAAGAAAAAATTGATGATGATTATCAGCTAGGATCAAGAATGATAGAAATATTTTGTAAGATTCCTGTGCAAGATGTTTTTCAATTTCGTATGAGCCATATTACTAATATTCAAAAAACACTTATAAAAATATTTGAGCATAAAACTGAGACCTTAATAAACAGATTTAAAGTGCACGATATTGAGTTTGGTTTTATTCCCAGCCTTGATGAAATGACTTTTGGTGAGTATGTTGATATAGATACCTATATTAAAGATTGGAAGCAAATGCATAAAGCAATGGCCGTTTTATACAGACCAATAGAAACAAAGTATGAAGATAGATATAACATAGTGGTTTACGATGGTAAGGAAACTAATATAATGAAAGATATGCCTTTGTCAGTTTGCTTTTCTTCAATTGTTTTTTTTTACAATTTAGGAATCGAGTTATCACAAATTATGATGGGCTATATGGATCAAATGAGTCCGACACAAAAACAGCAGTTGGAGGCTTTGGAGCTAAATGGGGGTGGTATCAGTCAATTTTCGCACTCGCTAAAGGTGATGTTAGAAGATTTGAAAATATCACTAGATTAAATATGCATCAATGTTTGATGGCTTTAGAATTTATAAAAGAAAAAAACGATTTGGAAATGAAACAAATAAAAAATAAAAGATGAGTGGGGCAAGAGGTTTTTACTTATTAACAGAAACAATCAAAACAAACTTGTTGGCTGATGAAAATGTAAACACAGTTACAACAGGTGATATTACTAAAATAGATTTATCAAAACAAACTATATACCCATTGAGCCATATAATAATAAACAACGTTACACAGGAAGATCAATTGTTAAGATTTAACATCAGTGTTTTTTGTATGGATATTGTTGACATAAGCAAAGAAGAAACCACCGATATATTTAGAGGCAATACAAATGAACACGATGTTTTAAATACTCAACTTGCAGTGGCTAATAAATTAATTGAAACGCTGAGGGGTGGTGATTTATACACAACAAAATATCAGCTTGATGGAACAGTTTCTTGTGAGCCTTTTTATGATAGGTTTGAAAATGAGGTTGCTGGTTGGGTGGCTACAATGGATATACTAATACCAAATGATATAAATATTTGTTGATGGAATTAAATAAATTAAATGATATAATGCGTCAGTTTGTTCGACAAGTAGTTGTTGAAGCAATGTCTAATGTGCCTTTTAAAAAAACAAGTGGAAAATTGAAAAACAGCATAAATGGTGATTATATTCCAGAAACACAAACTGCTTTTTTTACAATGCTTGAATATGGCAAATATCAAGATCTTGGTGTTAAAGGAACACAGAGTGGTAAAAGTGTAGGTAAAAAGTTTTATGGCTCACAAGCAAGGGAATACAAATACACAAACAATATGCCCCCACCAAGTGCATTAGATTCTTTTGTAGTGCGTAAAGGTTTTGCCCCAAGAGATTCAAGGGGTAGATTTTTGCCAAGAGCAGTAAACAAAGTGGGCTTTCAAAAATCAATAGCATTTTTAATTGCTAGGTCAATATTCGGCAAAGGTATAAAGCCATCTTTATTTTTTACAAAGCCATTTATTAAGTACTACAAAGATCTACCAAATAAAGTGCTACAAGCATTCGGAGATGATTTTGAAATTGAATTAATTAAAACACTAAACCCATAATGGCTATACAAAAAGTAAATATAAACACACCTATATATATAAAACTAGCAAATTCAAGCCTGGCTTCTTGTCAATTGACAATAGCAATATATACTGGTGCATTTCAAACATCACCCACAACCACATATACATTAAGAAAAAATGAGGTGGCAAATAATAACTTTGTAATATTTGAAATAGGTGAGTTAATTAAAGATTTCATTGACTACGATTTTAGTGGTACCTTTGGAAACAACGGAATTAATTTATGGGTGCAAACAACTGCAACACCATTTGATAGCAACAATACAGCCCTTGATGCAGTAACAACAATAATGATGGCTTTTGATGGGTATGGATATTTTGAAGATGGCTTTACAACTGTATCAACAACCAATAGTGCAACAACACAAACATTAAATGCTTTTAAGGGTGCTGGGTTTTTGTTAATGTCAAACTCAAAAATTATTAGAAAAACAAGTGAGCCTTTAAAAATACCAGTGGTTGCTAATTTAAGTGTAAATTCTGGCTCAGACACCTACACAGGTGCAACAACCGTAACATTTAAAAATGGCTCATCAACAGTATCAAGTGTTACAATTTCTACTGGTGTTACAAATACTTCTGGTATGATTGAATATGCAACAAGCACAACGGCAACAATAACTTCTGTCGAGGTGGCAAGTTCATTAAAAACAACAACACTAGAAGTAATAGAAGATACTTGTAAAAAGTTTGATAATGTAGAGGTTTATTTTATAAACAAACAAGGTGCTATCCAAAGAGCAAACTTCTTTTTAAAATCAACACAAACGCTAAACGTAACCAAAGAAACTTTTAAAAGCAACACATTAACAACAGCAGCAAACTATTCAAAAAACAATCATCAGTACAAAACAAGAAATATAAACAGCAGACAATCATTGACAATTAATAGTGGCTATGTGCCTGATGACTTTAATAAGCTAATAGAAGAAATATACGTATCATCAAGGGTTTGGATAAATGGTACAGCTATTGGTGGTGATTCTAACACAAGGCCACAATATTATCCTGTTATTGTAGAAAGTAAAAGCGTTACCTTTCAAACAAGTTTAAACAATAGGCTTGCAAATTATGAACTACAACTAATATATGCTTACGATAGAATCAATACAATTAGATAATGAACAAAGTAGGTTTAGCTATACCAGATATTATTTTAGACGCACCCCAGCCAGATCCTGATTTATGGCAGAATGAAAACACTTTATGGCAAAATGCTACAAGGCTTTGGAATGTAAATAATTTAATTACCGACATAGACTATCAAAGATTAGATTTGTTTGAAGATGAGCAAATAAAACTTACACAAACAATACAAGATATAAAAGACATTGAAAAAGTATTTACCGATTTTAGTCAAAGCTTTAATTTACCAGCCTCAAAAATAAACAACAGACTATTTAGGCATTATTACAGAACTGATATACAATTAACAACTTTTAGTGATGAGGTATTTAATGCCAACACTAAATTAACTGCAAGGCTAGAATTAAATTATCGACCATTTAGACAAGGCTATATTGTATTAAACGAAGTAAAACTAAAAAACAATCAGCCAAGTTCATATAACATTACTTTTTTTGGTGAAACAATTACACTAAAAGATAGATTAAAAGATAGAAAATTAAGTAGTTTAAACTTTAGCCAATACAATCATAACTACAATGTAGCAACAGTAAAAGAGGGTTTAGAAACTTTTGTAACAACATTAAATGGCACAAGCACCTCAACAGCGCATATTATTTACCCTTTAATTTCACATACACAAAGATTTATATATGATAGTACAGCACAAGGTGTATTGACAACACAAGCACGATCTGATACAACAAGAAACCTTTTTGCACCGTCAAGTGGTGCAAGTCAAAGCACAAGTGGTAGTGGTGATACAGAAAGATTAGGAACAACCAAAGGCCTACAATTTAATGATTTAAAACCAGCCATTAGAGTAATAGATATTTTAGATGCGATTGAAAATGATGCTGATATTGATTTGCAGTTCACAACAGATTTCTTCACAACAAGTGGATATTTTGGTGATTTGTATATGTGGTTGCATAGAAACAAAGGTGATATAGGGGTAACACCAACTGGCTCAACTGATGTAAATACTATATTGGTTGATACAATACAAAGTTTTACTGGTGATACTACAACATTTTTTGATGATAATGGTGTATCAAACTTTATACCTACTTTTGTGGGTGGTGTATTTACTTTTAGAGTTGCTCAATCAGGTGTTGGTGACAATGTAGATACGGAAGAAATGAGCATAAATTGGACTATAACTTCAAGTGATACAAGTAAAAACTTTACTGCAAGAATAAAAGACTTTACAACTGGTGAGCCAATAGTAAGCCAAGAATATGGTAACACAAACCCTCTATCAATAAGTGCAGGTTTTTTAGCACCTGACATTGATGGATCATTAGTGGAGAACAAAGTTGTATTTGAGATCGAAACAACTGAAACTTCTTTGCCTTTGACATTTACAATGACATTCACAAAAACATTAACAAGTACTGATACTACAGGGCAACCTGATATATTTAATTTTGCAGTTTCACCAGGTGTAATAACCCCCTCATCTTTAGTCGATACAATAATAGTATCAGAACAAATACCGGACATAACTATTGTTAATTTTTTAACAGGTTTATTTAAAATGTTTAATCTAACTGCCTTCATTGAAAGTGATGTTAGTAGTGCTGATTATGGTAAAGTAAGGGTGAGAACTCTTGATAGTTTTTATGCAAGTGGCACAAGTAGAAATATAACAGAATTTGTTGATACAAGTCAAGGTGAAAGTGGTTTTAGTGTACCATTTAATGACATTGAATTTAAGTTTGAAGATCCAAAAACATTTGCAGCATTTTTCTTTGATAAAATAAATGGTAGAGAATATGCAAGTGCAAAAGCATCAACTACACAAAACAGTGGGCGTGATCCAAGACTAAATAGAGGACAAGATTATAGGATCAAACTGCCTTTTGAAAAAGTTTTTTATGAAAGATTAATAAATGTAAATAATAATGCTAACACAGGTATTGGCTTTGGTTATTTTGTAGACAACGATCAAAACCCAACAATAGCAAAACCTTTATTATTTTTACGTGAAACAACCTCTTCAGAAAAAATACAAATATTTGATGGTGGTGGTGCAGGAACACCAGCAAGCATTGAATCTTATAATAGACCAACTAATTTTAGGCCAGGCACAGAAACTAAAGTTATCTCAGTAAGTGCTTCAGAATCAAGTAATTACACATTTAAATTTATTAATAGCACAACTTTTGAAACCACAACAGGATCGGTTGCCCCAGGTGCTGGTACTACAATTACCCCAGTCGTTACAGGTAGTTTTGTTGAAACTTCAACCCCATCAAGTGCTTCAAATATTACAATAAATACTACGACACTAACCACAGGTCAAACTATTAATTTTAGCACAGAGAACAACACTTTTAATAATTCAATTGATGATAACACTTTGTTTAATACATTTTATAAAACGTATATCGCTGATGTTTTTAGTAGCAGTAGAAGACTTGTAAAAGTTAATGCTATTTTACCACAAAGTTTCTTAATGAATTATAAATTGTCCGATACGATTGTTATAAATGATGTAGAGTATTTAATTAATAAAATATCTACAAATTTACAAACAGGAAAAAGCACTTTAGAATTATTAAATAAAGTAAGTTAAAATGATAAATGATATATTACAACTATTGGAATACGCAAGGGGGGAAACGGAAAACATTAAAATTGCACAAGGTAAATACAGGCTACCAAATAATCTTAAAGAGGGTTATACTCAATTAAAAAAAGAAGTTAGATGGAAAAAGTAATTGATGTAAAAGTAAATATAGACCAAGCTAAAAAAAACTTTGATGATGTAAATGAAAGTATTAAGCTACAAGAGAAGTTTGTTTCTGATTTAAGGTTAAAAATAGCTGAGCTTGAATTTGAGATGTCAAATATGAATGGTACTCAAAAGATGATGGCTGAGCAAACTCTAACAAAATTTAACGCAGAGTTAAAGGTAGAAGCAGCTTCATTAAGAGCATTAAAGGTAGAAGCCCAACAATACAACAAAGTATTAAAATCACAAAATAAAACAACAGGCGTTGGTAGGGTAAAAGCACTAGAATTTAATGAAACACTTTTAAAAAATAGAGACATACAGGCTGGTTTGAATACCCTCACTGGTGGTCTATCTGGCCAAATAGTTAAGTTTGGAAAGCTATTTATTTCAGCATCAAAAGGAATCAAGGCAAGTTCAATAGCACTTAGTGGTTTTAAAAAAGCACTTATAGCGACTGGTATAGGTGCGTTGGTGGTTTTGGTCGGTACACTAGCAGCAAATTGGGATAAGGTTGTAGCTGCATTAAATGGCGTAACAGGAGAGCAAAAAAAACAGCTAGAAGATTTAACAGATTTAGTTGCATTAGAAAAAGAACGTTTTCAAGACATTACCTCAACTGAAGAATCATTAAAAAGATCTGGCAAAACAGAAAGAGAGATTTTAAATTTAAAAATCAAGCAAACAAATGAAACAATTACTGCATTAGAAGCACAGCTAGAAACCCAAAAAGAAGTTAAAAAATCACAAGTAGAAACAGCAGAAAGAAATAAACTTATTTTACAAGGTATTATTGCTTTAATTAATGCACCTATATCTATTCTTTTAGTTGCGATAGATGGCATTACGGCAGGATTAGCAAAACTTGGTGTATTGGATGAGGGAACAAGTTTGTTGGCAGATTTTACCTCTTTTGGCGCTTCTTTTATATTTGATCCAGAAGAAGTAGCAGCAGAGGGTGAAAAAACAATTCAAGAAACAGAAAAGCAACTGCAAAAATTAAAAAACAGGCGTGATGGCTTTTTAAATAAAATTGATGAAGAAGATAAAGCAAAAGCTGATAAAAAAAAGGCAGAAAAAGATGCAGCAAATCAAGAGGCATTAGATGACGAGGAAAAAAGGTTACAAGCCATAGCAGACTTACAAGAAAGATATAGAAAATTAAATCAAGATGCAGAGGACATTAGCTTTCAAGAAAAAGCACAAAGACAAAAAGAAAGAGCATTAGCAGAATTAGAGCAATTGAATGCAACAGAGCAACAAAAGGCCGAGGCTATCTTGTTTTTTGATAATTTAATTAAAGAAGCTAAAATAAAAGACGCACAAGCGATAACTAATGCAATCGAGGAACAAGAAGCCACAAGAACAGCATTAAAATTACAGGCATTAGATAGTGCAATATCAATAGCAAACGAGGAAACGGCAGTTGGCAGGGCGTTGATTGTAGCTAAACAAATATTACTTGCAAAAGAAGCCATAATTAATTTTAAAAAGAATTTAATAAATGCGACAAGTGCGTTGACTGGTGTAACATTAACTGCAAGTGAAGCAAGTGTTCAAACTACAGCATCTATTGCAAAGGCTGCAAACGTTGCGCCACCACCATTAAATTTACCATTTATAGCAACAGCACTGGCAACAGCAGCAAGTGTAATTTCGGCAGTAAAAGGAGCTGTTGATGCAACAAAGGGTGCGGCGAGTAAAGCAGGTGCAGGTGGGGGTGCAAGTGCTAGATTAGGTACACCCCAAATCTCAACACAGGCACCAGCATTTAACATTGTAGGTGCGTCGCCAGAAAATCAATTAGCACAAACAATAGCAGATCAAACACAACAACCAATACAGGCATTTGTAGTGGCTAATGATGTAACAACTGCACAAGGTCTTGAAAGAAATATAATACAAGAAAGTAGCTTAGGATAAAGCAAAACAAATCAATAAAAATGTTATATAATTATGAAAATAGTAGAACTAATACTTGACGAAAACGAAGAATTATCTGGTGTTGATGCAATATCAGTAGTTGAAAATCCAGCAATTGAAGAAGATTTTGTGGCACTTAAATCACAAGAACTAAAACTTGCAGAGGTTGACAAAGATAAAAAAATATTGTTAGGTGCTTTGCTTATACCAAACAAGCCAATATTCAGAAAAGGTGCAGAGGAAGATTACTATATATATTTTTCAAAAGATACTGTAAAAAAAATTAGCGAAAACTTTCTGCAAAAAGGCAACCAAAACAAAACAACATTAGAACACCAACAATCTTTGAAAGGATTGACGCTTGTTGAAAGCTGGATAGTTGAAGATGAAAAATATGATAAATCAAGAAAGTACAATATGAATGTGCCTGTTGGAACGTGGATGGGTGCTGTTAAAGTAAACAACAATCAGGTATGGCAGGAATTTGTTAAAACAGGTAAAGTAAAAGGCTTTAGTGTTGAGGGTTATTTTGCTGACAAAATGGATAGACCAAAAGACGCAAGTGCAAAAGATTTATCAAAACAAGAAAGTGATGATATAGTTGATGCTATAAAAGAATTATTTACACACCACGTACAATTAAAAACATTTAACGACTACCCACAAAGTGTGGTTAACAACGCAAAAAGAGGTATTGAGCTGAATGCAAAAGTAGATAATAAGTGTGCCACTTTAGTAGGTAAAAATCGTGCAAGACAATTGGCAGCAAAAGAAAAGCTATCTGTATCTACAATTAAAAGGCTATATAGTTATTTAAGTAGAGCAGAAACTTATTACGATCCAAAAGACAATGAAGCGTGTGGTACAATATCCTTTTTATTATGGGGTGGTAAATCTGCAAAGAGTTGGGCAGAAAGCAAACTAAAAAGTTTAGGTGAATTAAAATTATATAGTCAAGAAATAAATAAAGATTTTGCTATTATTATGGACAGACTTGCTTACAGCTCAAAAGAAATGGCTGAAAAGATTGCAAAAGATATGGGCTGCAACGGCATTCACGAACACGAATATATGAATAGAACTTGGTATATGCCTTGCGAAAAACACGCACTTAGTGTAAGCCTATATAGTGAAAAAGTGAATGATGATTTTGCTATTATAAATGATAGGCTAGGTTATGCAACAAAGCAAATGGCTGAAAAAATAGCACTTGACATTGGTTGTGATGGAATACACACACACGACTATATGGATCAAATATGGTATATGCCTTGTGAGAAACACGAAATGAGTGAACAAGAATTTAGAAAGTATAAGTGTCCTGAGGGTTATGTAAAAGATTACAAAAAACACAAGTGCGTAAAAAAAGATAAATATGCAAAAGTAGGCAAAAGGGGTGGTATAGTAAAAAGCCCAAAAGCCCCAGGATCTGGTAGAAAAAACCCAAACCCAAAAGGCAAAGGCACAGCAAGGGGTACTGCAAAAGGTAAAACTGGTGCTAAACCAACTGCAAAAGATAGAGCAACGCTACAAAAAAAGGCAAATGATTTTAACAAACGATACAAAGAAAAGTTAGGCTATGGAGTTACTGTTGGTGTTTTATCAAGTGTATTTCAAAGAGGGCTAGGTGCTTTTAATGTTTCTCACAGCCCAAGAGTAACCAACCCAAGTCAATGGGCATTTGCAAGAGTTAACGCCTATTTATACCTAGTAAAAAACGGAAGACCACAAAACGCAAAATACAAACAAGATAATGACTTACTACCGAAGAAACACCCGAAAAGCACAAAGTAGGCGTAGAAGATCTGTATATATAGGATATAGAAATACTTCAAGCCCTAGGCCTGGAAGTAATCGTGCCTGTTTGTGTTGGGAAGAAGAAACTTACCACATTGACTGCTGTGATGGTTCATTACACGCACAGGGAATAGGTAAAACAACAGCTTAAACGCAAATTATAAACCAATTAATGTTATAAAATTATGAAATCACAAGAATTAATTTATCAAATTAAAAATTTATTAGGTATGGAAGAAAACATACAATTAGCACAATTAAAGCTAGAAAATGGAACTGTTTTAGAAGCAGATTCTTTTGAGCAAAATATGGAAGTTTTTATTTTATCTGATGATGAGAGAATTTCTTTACCAGTTGGTGAGTACCAATTAGAAGATGGTAGAACACTAACAGTAGAAGATGAGGGCGTAATATCACAAATCGCAATGGAAGAAGAAAAGGAAAAGGAAGAAAAAGAAGATAAAGATATGGAAGATAAAGATAAAATGGAGTATGTAACTAAAGAAGAATTTAGAAAAGAAATGGACGATCTTCGCAAATTAATGGAAGAAATGATGGTGGAAAAGGACAAAGAAAAAGAAAAAGAAAAGGAAGAAATGGCTTCTCAAGTGGCTACTGAAATTGCAGTTGAAATGAGCAAACAACCAGCTACAAAACCAATTAAACACAGCCCAGAAAATAAAGAAGATAAAAAGAAGTTTGTTTTTGCTGATAACAGAACACAAACAACTTTAGATAGAATAATGAGTAAATTAGCAAACAAGTAAAAATTAAATAATTATGGCAGTTTTAACACACGTAGTAAACCCTGCAAGAAGAGAAAGAAACGAAGTCGATCAAGTTACGGCAGCAGTTACTCTTACAGCAGCAGATAGTGGAAAATGGTATGAACTTGCAGCATCGGCAGGTGTTACAGTAACATTACCAGCAGTAAGTTCTGGCTTAAATTTTAGATTTGTTGTAGCAAATGCGTTTGATACTTCAAATTATATTATTGATAGTGCAGAGGGAGATAATATAGATGGAAATTTAGTAGTAAACGGAGCAGCAGTTGCAGCTTCTGGCGAAGATCAAATCAATTTTGTAGCATCAGCAGAATCAGTCGGTGATTTTATCGACATTTGGAGTGATGGAAACAAGTGGTATGTTTGGGGAATCGGAAACTCAGCAGGTGCTATTACAGCAACAGATCCAAGTTAATAATTAAATAAAAAAAGAAAATAGATATGGCAACAACAACTTCAATAACAACAACCTATGCTGGTGAATTCGCTGGAGATTATATAGCAGCAGCGTTGTTATCAGGTGTAACTTTATCTGGTGGTGGAGTTACTATTAAACCGAACATTAAGTTCAAAGAAGTATTAAAGAAATTAGCACTTGATAGTATTTTAAAAGACGCTACTTGTGATTTTGATTCTACTTCAAATGTAACTTTAACAGAAAGAATCTTACAACCAGAGGAGTTTCAAGTAAACTTACAGCTTTGTAAAAAAGATTTCAGACAAGATTGGGAGGCTGCAAGTATGGGCTTTAGCCAGTACGATAACCTACCTAAAAATTTCTCTGATTTCTTGTTAGCACAAGTAGCTGCAAAGGTTGCAGAAAAAGTAGAGCAGAATATTTGGCAAGGTGCTACTGCAAACGCAGGTGAGTTTAATGGCTTTCAAGCATTATTAGCAGCTGATGGTGATGTAGTAGACGTTACTGGTACAACTCTTTCAGCTTCAAATATTATTGCAGAAATGAACAAGGTAGTAGATGCAATTCCTGGAGCAGTTTATGGCAAGGAAGATCTTAAAATTTATATTCCAACAAGTGCAGCTAAATTTTATGTACAAGCACAAGCAGCTTTAGGGTATAGAGATTTATATAATGTCGGTAAAACAGATATGAACTTCCAAGGCATTCCACTTTATACAGCACCAGGTTTAGGAGCAGACAAAATGGTAGCAGCACAATCAAGCAATTTATTCTTTGGCACTGGTCTTTTAAATGACTGGCAAGAAGTTAAGCTGATTGATATGGCTGATATTGACGGCTCACAAAACGTGAGAGTAATTTTAAGAGGATCTGCTGGAGTACAACACGGAATTGGTAGTGATATTGTACTTTATTCATAATTAAATTAATCAAGGGGGTGTCAAACCCCCCTTATAAAAATAAATGATATGGCGTGTAATATAACAAACGGAAGAAGTTTAGCTTGTAAGTCAGGTGTAGGTGGCTTAAAATTTGTTTTCTTCTCAAACTACAATAATACAACTAGAGATTTAGCTATCTCTGGTGATGGTTCTGTTACACTAGATGGGTCAGTCGATTTTTTTAGATATGATTTAAAAGGCAACTCTTCGTTAGAAACTGCAATAAATTCATCAAGAGAAAATGGCACTACCTTTTATGAAAGCACTTTAAATGTAACTTTGCAGTTTTTAGACAAAGCTACCCAAGAGCAGATTAAATTGTTAGCACACGGCAGACCACAAGTAGTAGTAGTAGATTATAATGACAATGCATTTTTATTAGGTAAAGAACACGGATGCGAAGTAACAGGAGGCACAATGGCCACTGGAGCAGCTATGGGTGATTTAAGTGGTTTTACACTTACAATCGTAGCACAAGAAACTTCACCACCATTCTTCTGCGCAGCAGCACCGAGTGATGATGCAACTTCACCAATTGCACCAAATTAAAAAGGGGTGTGTATATACGAATAAAGGGGGGCTATATGCCCTCTTTTTTTTTACAAAAAATATTATTTTCTTTGTTATATAATTATGAAGATTCTCACGACAAGTGCTAGTTCACAAACAATTAAAGTAATACCAAGAAGTTATGATACCACAGGTACACTTGAAGTAACTGATGAATCAACAAACAAAACATATACATATAGTTCAAGTAGTTGGTCGGTAGATAAAAACTATTTACAAATACCAAACGCTTATACTGATTCTGGTTCTTCTATTTTAAAAGAAGGTAGATTTTATAATATTGTTGTAAAAAATGGTAGTAGTTCTATAATCTATCGTGATAAAATATTTGTAACAGATCAAACAATTGGCAATGGTGACTTTACAATAAATAGTGGTGAATATGTAACAAGTGGCGCAGCAGCTATGAACGATGATGAGTATGTAATAATATAAAAATATGAGTGATTTAAGAGTAATTAATTTAAGTACATATACAAGCCCAGAAATAAAAGAGGTACGAAACAAAGAATACATTTTATATGGCGAGGACAATATGTATTTTCAGTATTTAATTGATCGATATAATGGAAGCCCAACAAACAACGCCATAATAAATGGTATTAGTGAAATGATTTTTGGAAAAGGCTTAGATGCTACTGATAGCAACAGAAAGCCAAATGAATATGCACAAATGAAAGTTTTATTTACTGATGATTGTGTTAGAAAACTATGCTATGATTTAAAATTAATGGGTCAGTGTGCTGTTCAAGTTATTTACTCACAAGATAGATCTCGTATTGCAGACTTAGAACATTTGCCTGTTGAAACATTAAGGGCTGAAAAAAGCGAAGATGGTGAGGTCAAAGCATATTATTACGCAAGTGATTGGACGCAAGTAAAACAAAATACAGAATTAAAAAGAATACCAGCTTTCGGAAAAAGTAGTGAAAGTTTAGAAATAATGTATATTAAACCATACAGGGCAGGCTTTTTTTATTACTCACCTGTTGATTATCAAGGTGGACTGCAATATAGTGAACTAGAAGAAGAAGTTTCTAATTATCATTTAAACAACATACTTAATGGACTAGCACCATCAATGCTTATAAATTTTAACAACGGAGTGCCAAATGAAGAAGAAAGAGAATTAATTGAGCAAAGAATATATCAAAAATTTTCAGGCAGCAGTAACGCAGGTAAATTTATTTTAGCATTCAATGATAACCCAGAAAGCCAAGCAAGTATGGATCCTGTGCAATTAAGTGACGCACACAATCAATACGAATTTTTATCGAGCGAAAGTACAAGAAAAATAATGGTCAGCCATAGAGTTGTAAGCCCAATGCTTTTAGGTATCAAAGATCAAACAGGTTTAGGTAATAATGCTGACGAATTAAAAACAGCATCTATATTAATGGATAATACAGTTATTAGGCCGTTCCAAACGCTTTTAATAAATCACTTTGATCAAATATTAGCTTATAACAAAATTAGCCTCAATTTATACTTTAAAACGCTTCAGCCATTGGAGTTTACAGACTTAGATAATGTAGAAGATGAAGAAACAAAAGAAGAAGAAACAGGCGTAAAACAAAATCTTGCTAGTGATGTTTATTTAGATAACGATAGTATGTGTGAGTTAGCTGATGATTTAATTTCAAAAGGGGAAGAAATGGGGGATGATTGGGAGTTGATTGATGAAAGACCAGCAATGGAAGATGAAAGCCAAATAAAAAGTTATTTTGAGTTTGCTAGTGTAATGACTGGCGATGCAAGAAAAAAAAGCATACAAGATACAAGTTTGTTCAGAGTGCGTTACGCATATTCTGGTGAATTGACAAGAGATAAAGATGGCAACGTAATCACAAGAGAATTTTGCAGAAAAATGCTAAAAGCTAACAGAGTTTATCGTGTCGAAGATTTAGATAAAAATAGTTTAGCAAACAAAGAATTAAGCCCAGCAGGTACAAATCTAGGTGGCTATAACATATGGAAATACAAGGGGGGTGCAAATTGCCATCACGTTTGGCTTCGTAGAATATATTTGAAAAAAGGCAACAAAAAAATATCAGTAGGTAGAGCAAGAAAAATAATTAGTGCGCTACCAATTGATGACAGAAAAGGTGCTAGATTTGAAGGTCCAGCAGCACCAAAGAAAAACCAAAACCCAAAGGAAGTGGCTATGCGACCAATTGATATGCCTAACCGTGGATATTTAAACCCTAGATAATATTATGGCAACTACTTTATTCATAACACGAAAACAACTAGTACAAAACACGATCCTTGATGGAAACGTTGACACTGACAAGTTTATACATTTTATAAAAATTGCACAGGAGATTCACATAAGAAACTTTCTAGGCACAGATTTGTACAATGCTATTGTTACAAAAATAAATGCTGGTAATTTAACAGGGGCATACTTAACACTAACAACCACATATGTACAACCTATGCTAATACATTATGCTATGGCAGACTATTTGCCCTTTGCAGCTTATCAGATCAAAAATGGTGGTGTATTTAAGCACACAAGCGAAAACGCAGAAAGTGTTAGCAAAAACGAAATAGATTATTTAGTAAAAAAAGAAAGGGATATAGCTGAATATTATACAAGAAGATTAATTGACTTTTTAGATTTTAATAATAGCAGTTTTCCAGAATATTCAACAAATAGTAATGATGATATTTTCCCTGACAAAGATAGTTTATTTAATGGGTGGGTTTTATGAAAAAAAGAAAAAGCAAACCTAAACAAAATAATGTAAAAAAATTATTAGTTTATTTAAAAAAAATAGTAAATGGCAACACTAACTAATACACAAATTTCGGTTACTTATGTAGGGCTACTAAAAACTTCTGGTAACACTATATTAGATTCAACACCTCAACAAATTACAGATGGTAGTGGCAACAACTCACAACTATTTCTATCTACTACAAAGGTTGGTATTGGTGCAACGCCGAGTGGGTCTGATACTTTACAAATTACAGGATCTGCGAGTTTATCAAGCCACTTAACTTTAGCTGATAATGCAGAGTTAAGAATAGGAACAAGTACTGATTTAAAACTATTTCACGATGGTTTTGATACTTATTTACAAAATGAAACAGGTAATTTAACTATCAGAAATAAAGCAGATGATAAAGACATAATCTTCCAATCAGACGATGGTTCTGGTGGTCTTGAAACATATTTCTTTTTAGATGGCTCAGTTGGTGTTGTAAATTTTCCAGATGATAAGAGATTGACGTTTGGTACTGACCGAGATTTATTTTTATATCACACTGGGGCAGGAGGTGTTTTATCAAATTTTACAGGTAATTTTATTTTTGAAAATCGTGCCGATGATAGTGATATTATATTCCAATCAGACGATGGTTCTGGAGGTGTAACAGAATATTTTAGATTAGATGGTGGTAGTGAAAATGTTTTGTTTAGTAAATCTGCAAGGTTTACTGATAGCGTTTTATTAGAATTAGGAACTTCAGGTGATTTACAAATCTTCCACAATAGCACTGATTCATTTATTGATAATCACACAGGTAATATAACAATTAGAAATAGAGCAAATGACGCAGATATTGTATTTACTTGTGATGATGGAAGTGGTGGCTTAGTTGAATACTTTAGGGTTGATGGTGGTGCAGAAGATGTTGTGTTTAGTAAAGATATTCACTTACAGGATAATACAAATTTAAGAGTTGGCACTGGTATGGATTTAAACCTTTTCCATAATGGTACTGATAGTAAAATGCAAAACGACAATGGTGATTTATATATAATAAATAGATCTGATGATAGAGACATTATTTTTCAAAGTGATGACGGCTCTGGTGGTTTAGCTACATATTTCTTTGTAGATGGTAGT